TATAAAGGAATCACATCCATGAGGTGAGTCTTCACTCGCAAACCCTATACATGTTAGATTACACATAGCCATACGCATAAACAATGACCGTTGACCAACATACTCACCTTCACCTTCAATAGTATAAAATATTTTATCATCTGAAAGTATTAATGTTTCCTTATCTAAGTCCATCAAGTTTAATTATATATGCCTTATAACGCGTTTCAACTTAAAATTTGATTAAATATTAACAGATGAGCAAAAAAACTGCCCGCACTCGTCGGGAGGTGGTTGATCTTACAACTAGATTAAATGACTTCGAAATTAGTAATTCGGAAAATTGGCTACTTGACTTTAAGTTACGTAAGCCATTTTACTTAAATCCGCATCACAAACAGTTTTATAACTGTATTATGGATAGCACAACTAAAATGGCATTCGTAGATGGTCCAGCTGGTTCAATGAAAACATACATAGCTGTATATGCAGCTCTAGAAATGATCAAAAATGAAGAGTTTGGGAGACTAATATACATTAGATCAGTAGCAGAATCTGCTGAAAAGAGCTTAGGTTCACTACCTGGTGAAGTAGATGATAAGTTTCTACCTTATGCAATGCCCCTACTCGAAAAGGTAAGAGAAATTACAAATGAAAGTACTAGTAAGATGTTAAGAGACAAAGGTATTATTGAAGCTATACCAGTTAACTTTGTAAGAGGTTTAACTTTTAATAATTCAGTAGTTATTATTGATGAATCTCAGAACTTAACATCAGGTGAACTTACTACTATTCTAACAAGATTTGGAAGAAATAGTAAATATGTAGTAGCTGGTGATACCAATCAAGCTGACATTGGTAAAAAGACAGGGTTTAAAAAAATATTTGATAAATTTTGTAGTACCGATTCAGAGATTAAAGGTATATACTCCTACGAATTTGGTACATCAGAGATCGTTCGCAGTAAGATTCTGCGTTATATTTGCTCCGTTCTCGAGAGCTAATAATTCTTTAAGAGCTTCCTCTAAACCTATATTTTTTATAGGGTCGATCTGAGGAAGCTCTTTTTTTGTTTCTTTAGCCAGCGTATTCAACTTATTTTGTATAGATTGCTCTAAAGATAAAATAGTTGAATCCCTTTCTATATTAACCCCAGGAGGTACCTTCAAACCAATTGCCTTTACCTTGTGTTACTTTATTACCCACTGGAGCAGCTCTATTTACCAGTGCTTCTTCCGGAGGGGTCTCTACATCATTAGTTGTGACTGATTCAGGTGGAGTAACACCATCTGATATAGTTACTACTAATTCATCTCTAGCAGTACCTAGCGTATTATAACATGTTGCAAAATTACTACCATTTTCATTAATTTGTACTGACCTTACACGGACTCTACCATCGGTTGATTCATCAACAAAAGTATCTGCAGTCTTAAGTACAAATTCAGCGAACCGTTCACAACCTACACCACCAGGTAATACGATAACTTCTGCAACTCCGACTTCTTCTAACTGCTTAATTACGTCAAGTTGAGGATCATCAGATGCAACAACTAGTTTATGATCGAACGTATGTTCTAGAGTTTTCTTAAGATCTTTTAGACCTCCAAAATCCATAACCCAATTACGTTCATCTAACTCTTCAGCTTCAAATGTAATATCTGCAGTTAAATTATAACCATGTATAAACTGACAGTGACTGTGAGTAGATCTCCATTGTCTAAACGCAGCGCTACCCAAGTTAATTACTTTATTGCTCGTAAATCTCATACGTATATTATACGCTACTATTATAAGTAAATCAACTATTAAATAGAATAATATTAAATATAGACCTTTAGATTTAGAGCCTAGGATCAATCACTGTCCTATAGTCCACTTATTCATCTGAGACCCCGATTGCAAGTGTTTCAGCAAAATAGTTGAAATTAATTTTATTTTATAGGTTTTAGTTGATAAGATTATGTATTAGGCTATAATATGATCGTATGGAAAAGAAACTAAGCTTATTGCCAACAGCTAACTCTAATATGCCTATTACAGATGAAGAAAAGCTCGAGGTAATAGAAAATGCTACTAAAGCCTACGAGGTTTATTTGGATGCACTGCGTATTGATTGGCGTAATGATCCTAATAGCTCTGACACGCCACGTCGTGTTGCTAAAGCTTTCGTAAATGATTTAGCTAAAGGATGTTATAATGAAGCACCTAGCATCACCGCTTTTCCTTCTGATGGTTATGATGGTATGGTATTTCAAGGAGGTATACCGATTAAGTCTATGTGCTCACATCACCACTTATCATTTACAGGAGTCGCGCATGTTGCATATATTCCTTCTATTACGGGTAAGGTTGTTGGTTTATCTAAATTGAATCGTATTGTTGAGCACTTTGCTTCACGTCCTCAGATTCAAGAAGGGTTAACTGTACAAATTCAGCATGCTATTGAAGCAATGTGTGAAGGTAATAAGGGAGTTGCTGTTGAGATCTCAGCTTCACATACATGTGCCTGTTTACGTGGTGTAAAACATGATGGATGTGAAATGAAGACTGCTCGATTAAGTGGAGACTTCTTGAATGATCCTGCTACGCGTAACGAATACTATCAATTTATTAATCAATGGCATCTCAATAAACGTTAATTAAGACGTAAAACTTTGAATACTCTTAATATATTTTTTTGACTTTTTTTCTTTTCAAGTAGTTTTTTAGCCTGTAGAGGTGTTACACGGCGACCAACTATTGAAGGTCGATGCTTAGGATCTGATTTAATTTTTTTGGCTTTACCACTACTATTAAGATAGTCTTTAATTTTATTTTTAGCCTCTTTATCTTGCTCAGCTTTTGGTTTTTTAATATCAGCTAAAGCTGCATTTAAAGTTCCTAATGTAGGTTTTGATACTGTTGTTTTAGCTGCAGCTTGTTTTTTTGTAGTAGACTGATTTAGATTAAACCGATCTTCTTTAGCCGGTGTATTAGGAGATTTGCTAGAAGTTACTGTCTTTTTCTGAGCTGGCTTTGATTGGGTTTGTTTAGGTTTAGTTGTTGCAACCGTCTTAATTTTGGTAGGTTTTGGCTTAGCTGTCGCAGGTAAATCCCGCTTCTTATCAGATTTATTATAATTAGGGTAAACTTCAAACTTAAGACCTTCAATTGGATGTATTTTACGTCTACCGGATTCATCAAAAGTAGTAACAGATTTTGTATTATGAGTTTCATAATGATAGTCAATATTACCAATTTTAATTGGATATCCATAACCTAAAGCTTCCAATTTATTAAGGGTGTCCTGCTTTTCTGTACCTGTAGTAACAGGGTCACCGCCTTTATCTGCAGTATCACCGCCTTTATCTGCAGTAACATCTGTACCAGCTTTAATAGGCTTATCATTTAAACGTTTACCGGCGCTATCCCATACTTCAGTTATTTCATTATCGAAGCCTGCACCACCTCCTCTATTTTTTCTACGTAAAATTAGATAACCTCCAGTTAAGTCTTTTTCTTCAATCTTATCACCACCTACACTGTTTAGATAAAACCCACTCTTTACCTCGATTTTAAAATTTTGGTTAGGTAATTTAGTCTCTTTACCTAATTTAATATCTTTAAATTCTCTTTTACCGTCCTCTGAATCTAAAAATAAGCCCGTACTAGCTATAGGGCTTCCGGATCTTATATTCTCAATGGCGCCGGCAGCTAAACCAGCTCCTTTTTTTAATGCACCCATAGTTTCAGGAGCTACAGCAGTCGCAACTGACCCAGCTGCATTTCTAGCTGTTCTAGCTAACCCGCTTAACATACTACCAAATCCTTCTTTTAATAATTCTCGTTGAGAGAGGTTTCTCATGTTGATATTTAATCTAAATATGTTATAATTCCGTAATGAAAAGTCAAAAATTTGTTAAGTTAATAACAGCTGAGTGGTGCGGACCGTGTCATATGATTAAGAATATATTAGATCAGAAGGGTCTTAAGGTTGATATTGTTGATATAGATGAATCCACAGAATTAATTAAGGAATTTGGCATTAAATCAGTACCAACTTTATTAATAAAACAATCAAATGGTGAATTTGCACTCATTAAAGGTTCAGAAGATATAGTTGAAGCTATAGAATCAAACAAATAGGAACTATATTATAATTAGTTATGAATATCTTTGTAACTAATGATGATCCTATTCAAGCTGCTCATGAGTTGTGTGATAAGCATGTTAGATCTAAGATGCAAATTGAGGGTGCTATTATGTTAGCACACGCGTTTCCACAAGAGTTATTAGATCATCCATCGACGCCGCGAACTTCAACAGGTAAACCGCGCCGACGTGGTAAAGGTTACTTTAAACATCAATGCTCTATATGGGCTAGAGAGACAAAAGACAACTTTATGTGGTTAGTTGATCATACTCTTGAGATGTTTCCGGAACGTATGTTTAGATGGCCTGATTCTAACGAGCATTTCACTAAGACCTTTATTAAGTGGTGTAAAGATAACGTGCATAATACAATAATGACTCAAAAAGGCCTAACGGAATATGCTGTCGCTATTAGTTCTAATTGCGATTGTCGTAAATTAAACAAAAACTTTGATGAATTACCTGTTATTGATCAATATAGACAGTATATTATTCATGATAAGCCTTTTGCCTCGTGGACTAAGCGAGTAACACCCACGTGGTACTACTAATATTTGACATCTAAGTCATCGTCAGCTATATTTTCTTTGCTGACATCAATAAGAGCATCGAGTTTGTTCTCGATAAAGTTCTTACCTACAAGTATTTTATATAGATTAGAGGCTCTATTACCAATTGAGAACGGAATACTTAGATATTCTTTAGTTCCTATCTTAAAATCAAGCTCAACGACTGGCCTATGTTCAGTATTACCAGCGCCAACGTTAATAGTTATCTCACCTTTTTTAGGTAACAGTAATGTTCTACCGTTAACGGTTCTAAAAAATACTTTATCACCTTGTTCTTGTATATCTTCTCCGTGTAACACATTAAATGCTCCGTTACCAGAGTCTAATTTAGCTGGTACCTTGCCGATGCCATTAATATCAAAGAACTCGATTAAACCGAGTACAGATTTTTCATGTATATACTTTAAAAATGTCTTCATAGCTAACTGCTAAGTTTATGAATATGGTCACTCACTATCTTCTGCGCCCATATTATACATATCACAACCTGAATCTTGCTGAGATTGACCTTCACCATCTTGAGTAGTTTCATAATCTAACCAATGGTATACAGAAGATAAATAATCTGCAGCTTTGGTAATCTTAGAAGCGGTCCAACCTTCTAAGGAAGGCATATTTTGTAAAAGTTCAGATAATTTTTGTGAATATTCAAGCGCTTTATGTATATCAGACTTGGCCATCTCCATTTCAGACTGATCCGGCTGCTCTTCATTATGGTGGTGTTGTTGATCATCTTGAGGATGTTCATCCGTTGTAACAATCGTCATAGGTATACCACCCATCATGTTTTCTGATACTTGAGAGTAAGCCTCTCGTAATTGTATACCATCTACAGCGCGCTTCATGTTATTATTTATTCAATAATACAAACTTTAAACAGTATTTTGTGAGTGATTTATCTCTTCATCACTTGGTAACTTCATACCAACCTTAACTGCATTGAATAACTCACGTGAATAGGCAAATCCTACAGGTAAGCCTTTAATAAACTCTTGATAATCATCGTTTACAACAGCTTCTCGCATTTTAGATGCACTCATACCTTCAACACCTTCTGAGTCTGGGTCTCTATCACCAGCAGATACAACTTCAAAACCATCTTTAAAGTCATAGAAACCATGATTACCTTTAACACCGTTATACTTTTGAATTAAATTACTAAAAGATGGGACTCTATCACTACCTGCTACTAATTTGAACTTGGTATATCCCTCCTCATGAGCTTTTGTTAGTATATCGAAGATAGTTTTAATATTATTATCTTTTATAATATGTCTATCATAATCAGGAAACATTTCCTTCATATATTCAACCTTTTCACTGTAAGATAAAGGATTCTTTAACTTATCTTGTGATTGTGAAGCATATATCTTAAAATCACCACTTTCTGAAGCAACCTTAACCGCATTTAAAAGCTTTTCATGTCCGATTGTAGGGGGATTAAAGCGACCAAACGCTACAGTTAGTGGTCTCGTCTCTTCATCTTCACTCTTCGAAGCTCTTAGTTTGTCTCCTGCCTTTTTAGCTGCTTTATACGCTTTACTACCTTTACGAGCGCTCTTACCACCACGCCTTCTCTTAGCGTTGATGTTAGCCCATAGGCCTTCTGTAAAGTATTCCTTAAATGATTTCATTTTCTCGTGCTTGTTTGGCCTCCGCTAAAGTTAGCTCTGCTAAATTCTAATCTATCGACAAGCTTAACAGCACCACCAGCTTTACTAACGGCAACATAACCCTCTGGTGCAGTAACTTTTAAAGTACCATCCTCATTATCTAAGAAATGCTTAGTATTGTATGTAGCATTGTTATATTTGTTAACAAAAATCTGTTTAGCTTGTGATAGCAAACGACTTATCTTAAAAATATTAACTACATTATCTTTTGATTGTTGAATTTCTGCTAACTTCTTTTTAAAGCTTTCTTCTACCTTAAGCTTTCCAGCTTTTGACTTACGCTTTTCAATTTCTTTAGACATTCTTGACTTAAACCAATCAACAAATCCGTTAAATGACATTTCTGCATCCTCTAAGAACTTACCTTGCTGTATTTCAGAGTTAACATAGATGTTCATTAGATCTAAAGGTAAGTCTTTATACTTTACCTTAATAGAGT